GCTGCGTACTCTTTTGCAGACAAAGACTTGATTGCTTTTGATGGCAAGTAGCGTTCTCCAGTAGCTTTAGCTCCTTGAGTGCTAGGCTTACCTGACTTTGTACGCCACTTCTGCTTAGTCCACTTATTTAAAGACTGTTGTGGCTTTTTTAGTGCCATGTTTTTAATTCCTTGCCTATCTTGATCCTGCCGTAAGGGTTGCGTCCTTCAAACTCTGAAGATGTCTCGTAGCCTAAAGCACTGTCTACGTACCACGTATCCTTCTGCACTCTTAAGCCTGTCCACACAATGTCTGTAGAAGTTTCATTTAAATCATTAAACGGAGTACCGTTAGGGATACTTGAGATGTGTTCAAACTCTCCGTACCATGTGCAGCCTTGTAGCAGTATTAGTACAGGAAGCAGTTTAACAAGTGAAGTCATTACTTGTACCCTCCACCCTTGGCTTTGTATTCTTTTGCCAACATCTGGGCTTTTCTCGCTGACCATTGTCCAGCCTTGCCACCTTTTGAACCTGCTTTGATTTTATTAAATAGGTTCTTACGCATAGTGGGTTTGGTGTAGTTACCGGCTTCATTAACTCTTGACTTTGCCATGTTAGTATCCTGTTACTGCGTCTAAAACCTCAAGATCATCAATCTCAAAGTCATAACTGTAAGCTACTTTAGCTAGTTGATCTGTGTACGCAAAGGCATCCACAAGGTCATCATGTGTTAACGGGTCAGGGAACTGAAATAACTGATCCATGAATCTACTATTCCACTCACCTTGCCCTAGAGTAATCTGACCATTCTCAAATCTACCCTGAAGCGCCCACATGATTCTGTCTGTCTTCTTACGGTTGCCGTGTGTTAGTTCTTCTACAACAAAGAATCTACCACGTTGCTTCATTAAGTCCATTAGAGGTGACATCACAGCTTGCTTGGAGATACCACGCTCAATACCTACACTGATGGGTCTGTAGTCTCTAACAACCTCAAAGATCTTCCTAGCTGTCTCTGCTAAGTCCCAGCGACCATATATCATGTTCTCTAGATGCCAGCCATTCTCATTTACTTTCACAACAGCAATAGCTGATTCATCCAGCTTAGAGTTTTTAGTTCTCTTCTTACTTACGTCCTCAAAGCCAGCTAAGTCAATGCTTATGTAGTAGTCACCTATCTCCGGTGCTTCACCAAACTTAACCCACTCCTCTTTGAACATCTCTGAGCCTCTAGCTTCAAAGGATGCCATAAACTCTTGACGGAATGCGTAGGATGACATAGACTTCTTAGCTAGGTCAATCTCATCTGGGTCTAACAACTCATTGTCATAGCTTGTAAAGTGCCATGCAGTATAAGACTCATCGTCCTCTAGCTCTGCGTACTTGTACAGGTCGTAGAAGTGATTACGCCCCATAGGTGTACCAATGAACAGTGCAGCACCCTTCTGGTCAGCCAAGGCAGGTCTAAGGATCTGCTCAAAGACTTCAGGCTTCATGTCAGCGTACTCGTCCATCACTAGGAACTTTAGTGACACACCACGCATAGTCTCTGGTCTGTCAGCACCCTTGAGGCTGATGGTTGCACCGTTGACTAGTTTAATCTGTAGGTTGTTTATGTGTGCGTTAGATACAACAGGGTGCGCCAGCTCCAATAGTGTTTGCCACATGATGTCTCTGGCCTGTCCTTGTGTTGGAGCTACATAGAACACATGGCCTCTGTCTGCCTGAAGAGCGTTAACAATTAACATCCAAGCAGCTAGTCTGGACTTACCTGTACGTCTACCGGCAGCTACAATCTTAAATCTAGTAGGGTCTTCCCATACTTGTTGCTGCCAATCCAGTAGTTGTATGTTAAGATCAGTCATAGAAATACTTAACTACTAACTCATCTAAGTCTTTTTCTTCTTCACACTCATACTCAGCATCTAAATCAGGATCTCCGTCCCAGTTTAGATCCTCTTGCTGTGCTAAAGTCTTCTTGTACTCTCTGTTAGTAAGCACTAACTATACGTCCACATTACAGGTGTATCAGTAGCTCTAATGTCTACATGCACAAAGCCTCCGGCAACACCAATACCAGTAAAGCCTAACTTAATAGCATTCTTTACTATAGTGTACCTTTGTAGACCAGAGGACACAGCTATGTCTGCTGCTATGCCTTGTGCATGTGTACCCGGTTTTTTCTTACCTAGCTCAATAGGATGGTCAGGTGATCTATAGCCACTTGTGATAACAAAAGGAAAACCACAGTGCTCTCTAAGTTCATCCAAGGCATATATTAGTTCATCCTCTATCTCATTCTCGCCTGTGGCTTGACACACGAACTCTTCTCTAGTAAAGTGCTTAAACATCGTTAAACTCGCCTTCTATTGGTTCGTTAGGTGTAACATCAGTTTCCACAGTACCTGCACCTATACCTGAGATCGTTATGGACACAGCAGATCTACCTCCTGCACTGTCTTTCTCAAAGTAACTTAAGGGTAACATCCTGTCCATGACTAGCTTCCAAGCTGCTGCTTGATTCTTATGGTCATTATCTAAAGCAGCATCAAAGATAGCATCTAGTACCTTACGTGACTTAGGACTAGCCAACATCCTAGCTTTGTACTCATTGATGATACCAGCATCACCTTTAGGTCTACCTACTTTACCCCTGCCTCCTCTAGCTCTTGAGGATACATCAGTTTTCTTAGGTCTACCTCTTTTCCTTTTAGGTGGTTCATTATCATTCATAATGTATTTTGCCTTAGTTGTTCTTAAGAATACTTAACTATTATAGCATACTTTTGATCATTTGTCAAGTCCTTTTACGTGTTAATTTACAGTGCTGGATTATTCCTTAGTATTCAAGGACTTGGCTTTGTTAGTGAATACTTACATTTACCTATTTTTTCTAATTTTACTTTTGATGTACCTGAGTGCCAACTACAGTGTAATAGCACGCGCGCGCACCACCCCCGTCCCTTTGTACATGAGCCACCCTCATGTTAACTTGAGTAGAATTCATGTAGACTTGGCACGTCTTTTGCATGCTCAAGGTTACCCAAGTATATGCAAGATGCATGCCAAAGTGTGAGGATCACTCAAGTACCCTTTGGCATACCTTGGCACACTTATTGCATGAGCATCTCGACTGTTTCCTTTATATACATACGCACACAAAAATAATCTTACAATTGTAAAAAAAAGTGCATTTATTTTCGCTCAAGGTGTTGCGATCAGGGTCAATCTATGAGACGGTTCACTCATCGGCGGCAAAGAAGTCACCGATACTGTATAAACAAACAGTACAATCAAAAACATAGGGATACACAAAATGAAATTAAATAAAGCCATTGCAAACGAGATCATGACCGCCGAGCAAGCCAAGGCATCACGCGAACTGGTACGCAAGATGATAGCCAACGAAACAAAAGCTAAAATTCAAATGGCAGAACTGTTTGAGATATTCAAGCCAGCGATTCATGGCCATGATGAGGCACAATTTAAGGCATTCCAGACAGCATTCGTAAACGCTGCAGGATTCAAGAACGCTAGCGAGATGAGCAAGCAAGAGGGATGTGCTCGGATTGGTGTCACATTGTCGGAGTTTAAAAAATATTGTAAGGATTTTGCTGGTGCTCCCGAGTGCTACGTCGATATGGTGGCCGAGATAAAGGCGGCGCGTGAAGCGACCAAAGCCTCGGAGAAAAAGCCAAGCAAGCCAAGCGCTGGTGGTGAAGGCGAAGAGGAATCGACCGATACCGGAGCGCCCAGCGGTTTAGTCGATCCGGTGCTGATTGAATTCTTTAATAAGGTATCGGCGGAATCACCCGAGGCACAAGCGCAGATTGCCAAGCAATTGATCGCAGCGCTTAAGTAGACTTGGGAATCATGGCCTGCTAGAATGCTCTGGCAGGCTTAGAATTTACAATTGTAAAAAATTAAGGATAGAAAAATGTTAATGAGCATAAAGCAAATGAATACGGTAATTAATATGCAACCGGCCAAAAAGAATCAGGCATTGACTAGGAAATACCTGTGTGAGAGCCTGTACTCAATCGAGGGAACATTTGACGCGCTGAGGGAAATGACCGATCACGACCGTAGAATCTTAAGTAAAGTGATCGAGATTGTAGAAAAGGAAAAGGAGTTGGAATCATGAGTAGCATGCGAGATTTTGCGCCACACAAGCGTGACGATAAACCACGGCGACACAATGGGGTGTTGCCAGCGATCTTAGGCGGAACCATTGTCATGGCTATGTGGCTTGGCATTGTGTATATGTTCGTGCTAGAATTGACAGCATAAAATTTACAATTGTAAAAAACTAGGGATAGAAAATGAAATTGTTGGATACTACGGGTGGAAACACTAAACTAAACAAGAGCGACAAGAGCAGCCAAGAGTATCGGCTTGCGGGTTTATCACTTATGCCGGACGATATACTTTGTCCCTATCGGAACGTGGCAGGCTGTGCAAAGTCTTGCCTTGAGTCAGCAGGCATGGGCGTATTCTCAAACGTCAAGGCTGGCAGGCAACGCAAGTCTGATTGGTGGCATAGTGATCGGGCTGGTTTCTTGGATCAGTTGCGTAAAGAACTTCGCAACTTTGACAAGCTTTGTAAGCGTCAGGGTGTCAAGGCAGCGGTGCGTCTCAATGTACTGTCAGACATACCTTGGGAAAAGCATGGGATACCGCAAGAGTTTCCCGATATTTTCTTCTATGACTACACCAAGAATGCGTCAAGGCTGGGCAAGACACCTGACAATTACGAGTTGATGTTTTCGTACAGTAACGAGTCGGCCTATCAAAAGCATGTTGCTAAGGCTTGGCACACCAATGCGCCTATATCGGTGGTATTCCGTGGTGGTATGCCAGAACATTACAAGGGACGCAGAGTCATTGACGGCGACGCCTCAGATCTTGTGAACGTCAAGGCCGGTAAGGTTGTTGTCGGATTGGTAGCAAAAGGCAAGGCCAAGAAGGATGACGGCAACTTTGTGGTAGACACTAATCTGATCGCAGTAGCGTGATGTTGACGGCGAGCAAGTGTCTCAGGTACACTATGACTATCTGATGACAGTGGGGTAATCCCTAGCCACCTGAGTATGTGGATAAACTGCTCACCCATACACAAGAATTTACAATTGTAAAAAAACGAGGATAGATAATGAACTTTCATAATGTAAGAAAAGTAACGATGACCACCCATGATAATGGGGATGACCTAACTTGGACTAAACTTAACATCCAACATGGCGTACACTTAAAGGTGGACAGAAGTGCAATGGAAGGAATAGCCGAGCGCCTGCTCATAGATAAAAAGGTTGTGCGTGAGGTTATACGTGAGCTAAACTGGCATCGAGAGAGCGTGATAGAGGATGAGATCATTTTCTTTCATGATGACGGATTCAGATTTCAAATAGGCGAGGATGACTAATGGACAGCGAAGAGCTAAAGCTAGTAGACTACGACGAGTGCGACCACGAATGGGAACATCACCCAGCAGAATGGGAGCACCTGTCAGGCAGAGCAACAGTGATGCAGTATGCAGAATCATACTACTGTCACAAGTGCGACACATGGGAGAGTGAGCTTGATTGACTCACTCACAATTCACAAGTATAATACACAACATCAAAACCACTAGGAGAACTACAATGATCTATCGACTACGAGTAAATAAGCGCCGCTTTGGTTTGACTTCAGGCTCCCATTACTTGGGTGTGCATCTGGGCAAGCGTAGCTGGTACTTCCCCCACGCTGGGAGACTCAAGTCCATGACCGTGGAGGACGTAGCTGGGTTGCAGACTATCGTCACCACTTACTACAAAAAAGTTACAATTGTAAATAAATAGGAGAAAACAAATGCAATTCTACAAGGTAAACAAATCAGCAGCGCCCGAGCAACTACACTCACGAGGCAAAGGAAGTTGGAAACCGTTGTTGCAGAACATGCGAGAGGGAGAGTGGTTCTTGGTGGAAAAGACCAAGCGTGCTAATGTGCATAACGCAGCACATAAGTATTGCCGAGGGCGCTACAATCTCTACATGCACCCTAGTAAGAAAGATGTGTACGTTTTCAAACTCAACAGAAATGCAGACTAGGAGCAAGCAATGAGTAACAGAACCAAGTTTGGAAAAACTGTAGACGTATCAAAGCCTTACGCCACATTCAAGAATCCAAAGGGATGGGAGTGGCGAGTGCTCAAGACATACCAAGGTGTGAAGAAGGAGCGCGACAATCCACATGCACGATGGTTTGTTGCAGCCAAGTCACCATTGACGTATGATAGCTGGGAGTACGGTGACACATACGCAAGAGAAGTCGAGCAGTACGGCCACCTAACCTCAGCAACAGATGAATGGTTAAAGGAGTATTTATATGAGTGATTCATACAGCTACGATGCAGATGTGACAGATCCCAATGAGGTAGATCCCATTGAGCGCATGTGTCGAGAGCTAGTAGACTATCGCATCAACGTCATGCCAGTAAGTGAAATGCTAGTCATATGTGCAGATCATCTCATGCAGGACTTAGAGAACAGACCACTGTCACAGGTACAGGCGATGCACGACCAGTTGTTCAACAGCTCAGGAGAGATACACTAATGCGCTGTAAGGCATGTAACAAACTGCTTGAGGACTATGAGTCAGTCAGGAAAGACAAGCAGACAGGTGAGTTCCTCGACCTATGTGACGAGTGTTTACACACCAGTAATCAAACACTATTCGACATGACAGAGGAGGAAGATGGTACTATTTTGTACGATGTTGTTGACAACTGAGTCACGCATCTGTATAATACTATAGTGTTAGACAACGAAAATAAACTTACAATTGTAAATTTATAGCTGTCTAGCACTATCATCAATCGGTAACTATAGGAGAAATACATGCCGGTAATTGAAGGTAAAGCAAACTTCGTACACGTTAAGCAAACTGAGGAGTTCCAAGGTAAGGACACAGGACGATTCAGTGTTCTCATGACATTGAGTGATACCGATGCCCAGACTTTTGAGAACATGGGTGTACGTCTAAAACCCTTTGGCGAACCACCCGAGCAGATCATGCAGCGTAAGTTCAATAGTAACTTCCCTGTGAAGCTCATTACGAATGATGGTGTAGACATACGTGCTGTGTCTGACTTCATCGTTGAGCAACAGTCTGAGGATAACTTGGATGAGGAAGCAGCTATTGCAGCAGCGGTTCAGGAGTACGGTCAGTCAGCGGTGGACTTAGCTTTGGCTGATGAAGTACCTAGCGGCAATTTCCGTGTCTCATTTGAGTTTGGTAAGATGCACCCTGTACATGGGGTACCTGTGTACATGAATGGTATTCGTATCCTCCAAGCAGATTCTGCTAGTGTCGATCCAGCACTCTAAGTTTGTACGTCATGAGCCATGCAATGCGTGTGGCTCCTCTGACGCTAAGGCAGTGTACGAAGATGGAGGTAGCTATTGCTTCTCCTGCCATGACTTTAGTACGGGTGGCAGCAATGTCACCTCTACTAAACCAACTGAACTAAGGAGGAAGCTAGACTTGACAGGAGTAGTAGCCGACATCCCTGAGAGAAGTATCACCAAAGCCACCTGTGCTAAGTACGGTGTGACAGTGGAGTACGACTCATCAGGTAAGATAGCGAAGCATATCTACCCTTACTATGCCTGTGACACTGACGAGGTGAAAGGTACCAAGGTCAGGCTGGTGCAGAACAAAGACTTCTTTGCCACCGGCAGCACTGAAGGTGTTGGACTCTTTGGACAGCAGACATGCAGAGGTAGCGGTAAGTTCCTAACAATCACAGAAGGAGAAGTGGACTGTCTGTCAGTAGCAGAGATGTTCGACAGGCGATACGATGTAGTGTCCTTGAGATCAGGTGCCTCATCAGCATCCAAGGAAATCAAGGAGCAGCTAGAGTGGCTCGAAGGGTACGATAACATCGTGCTGTGCTTCGATAACGACAAGGCCGGTAAGCAGGCTGTAGCAGATGTCAAGGATCTGTTCAGTCCCAACAAGCTGAAGATCGTTAGGCTCCCACTCAAGGATGCCAATGAGATGCTACAGGCCAGACGGGTGAAGGAGTTTGTGTCATCATGGTGGGATGCTAAGGTCTATCAGCCAGATGGTATTGTCTCAGGCAATGACACATGGGATGCCTTGACCAACAAGATCAAGGTCAGTTCAGTGCCATATCCTTGGCAAGGTATGAACACATACACCAAAGGATTCAGGCCATATGAACTGGTGACAATCACAAGTGGCTCTGGCATGGGTAAGTCACAGATAGTCAGAGAGCTAGAGTATTACCTACTAAACGCTACGGAGGACAACATTGGTATCCTAGCTTTAGAGGAGGACGTAGCTCGCACTGCACTGGGCGTGATGTCAGTAGCAGCAGACTGTCCCTTGCACTTGGAGGAAGACCTAGACCCTGAGGTTGCCTTCCCCTTCTGGGAGCAGACTATGGGCACTGGTCGGTACTATCTGTTCGATCACTGGGGTAGCACTAGCGAAGACAATCTGTTGGCTCGCGTGCGCTACATGGCAAAAGCGTTAGATTGCAAGTGGATTATCCTAGACCACCTGTCCATCGTTGTGTCAGCACAGGACAACGCAGATGAGCGCAAGGCTATCGACGCTATCATGACTAAGCTACGGTCACTGGTGCAGGAGCTAGGCGTAGGTCTCTTCCTTGTGTCACACCTCAAGCGTACTCAAGGCAGGGCACACGAGGACGGTGGGCAGATAAGCCTAAGTGAACTACGTGGATCACAAGCTATTGCTCAGTTGTCCGACATGGTGATTGGTCTTGAGCGTGACCAGCAGAATGAGAACGAGGAGAGACGCAATACAACCACAGTGCGTATCCTTAAGAATCGTTATGCTGGACTTACTGGTGCATGTTGCTACCTGAAGTACGACAAGATCACAGGCAGGATGCGTGAGGTGCCCAAGCCACAGGAGGATAAGGCTAATGCACTCTGATCTATTCTTAGACATAGAGACCAATGGTCTTGATCCTGACACCATCTGGGTAGCAGTGACTATGCAGGACGGTGAAGCTCAGGCTCACTATGACAAGGACAGTCTCTCACAGGCACTACAGGGCGACTTCCCAGTGGTAGGTCACAACCTCATAGGCTTTGACTTGCCGGTGCTAGAGAAGCTCTGGGGTATCACAGTGGACAAGCGTAGGGTGGTGGATACCTTGGTACTGTCAAGGCTTGCTAACCCACAGCGTGAGGGTGGACACAAGCTAGCTAACTTTGGCGGCAAGGGAGACCATGATGATTGGTCATGCCTATC